TTTTTTGCATAAGTGACGGATTTTTCGGTCTATAGCCTTTTTCTCCGTATATTCAGGTGACAAGCAAGGATTGTCAAAAAATTTACGGAGGTATGCGTATGAATCTGTTTGAAAACATCAAGGCGACTGTCACGGTAAGACAGGCCGCCGAACACTACGGCTTGAAGGTAAGCCGTAACAACATGGTCTGTTGTCCATTCCACAACGACAGACACCCCAGTTTGAAGCTGAACGAGGATTATTTCTATTGCTTCGGCTGCGGGGCTACCGGAGATGTGGTTGACTTCACGGCAAGGCTGCTTGGTCTGTCTGCTTATGAATCAGCGCAGAGACTGGCTGCGGACTTTGGGCTGGACATCAGCCGCCCGTCCGTGGTGGCACAGGTAAAGAAGTACCGTCCCCGTGTGAACCAGTTGAAACAGGACGAGCTTTTCTGCATGAATGTGCTATCAGGGTATCTTCATCTTTTGGAGGACTGGAAAGAGCGATATGCTCCCGAAACACCGGAGAACGAGCCGGATGAGAGGTTCGTGGAAGCTTGCCACAAACTGGAATATGTGGAGTATCTGAACGATTTGCTCCTTATGAGCGATCAGGAAGAAAGGGCTGATACCGTCAAGGAACTTTTGACAGACGGAACGATTGCAAGAATGCAAACACGACTGGACGAGCAGAAAAAGGAGGTGCGCTGCCATGTCAGAGAACAGGAAATTGCTTGAGATGAATGTGACGATGTGGTTTGACGGCAAGAGTATCAATGAAGCTCTGTTTTGTGAAGATTTTCTGAGAACCCGTCAGATTATCTTTGCAAACGGAGCTTTTTTCACGCCTGATGGTCGTGTGACGGATGACCTGCCGCTTCGTGGCGAAATCTTTGAGGAATTGAAATATTGTGCCGTGAACAACATTCCCCGCAAAATCAGCAACATCATTGAGATTATGAAGCTGGCGGCTCATGTGGAGGATTTCCCGCCGGAGCAGGACAGGATTCATCTGGCAAACGGTACGCTCATGCTGGACGGCACTTTTACGGAGGGGAAGCCGGACATTGTACGAAACAGACTCCCGGTTTCCTATCGCCCAGATGCACCGAAGCCTGTGTTGTGGCTTTCCTTTCTGGATGGTCTGCTTTACCCGGAGGATATTCCCACCTTACAGGAGTTTATCGGCTATTGCCTGATTCCCTCCAACAAGGGACAGCGCATGATGGTCATTAAGGGCAACGGCGGCGAGGGTAAATCTCAAATCGGTGCAGTGCTGGGACGAATGCTGGGCAACTCCATGAAAGACGGCAGCATTGGTAAAATCTCCGAGAACCGATTTGCCCGTGCCGATCTGGAGCATATCCTCCTGTGTGTGGACGATGATATGCGGATGGAAGCTCTGCGTCAGACCAACTATGTCAAATCCATTGTGACGGCGCAAGGAAAAATGGATTTGGAGCGCAAGGGCAAGCAGAGCTATCAGGGCTGGATGTTTGCCCGACTGCTGGCTTTCTCTAACGGAGATTTGCAGGCATTGTATGACCGAAGTGACGGTTTCTACCGCCGTCAGCTGGTGCTGACCACCAAGGAAAAGCCTGCCGGAAGAATGGATGACCCTGACCTCGCCCAGAAGATGAAAGCTGAGGTGGAGGGCATTTTCCTCTGGGCGTTTGAGGGATTGCAGCGTCTGGTTGCCAACAATTTCAAATTCACGGAAAGCGAGCGAACGAAAGCAAACCGTGAGTCCGTCAAGCGTGACAACAACAATATCTTCGACTTCATGGAGTCTGAGGGCTACATCCGTCTGAAAGCGGATGCGTCCATCAGCTCTAAGGAACTGTATGAAATCTATCGGATGTGGTGTGAGGAAAACTCTTTGCCGCCCCTGAAATCCCGCAGTTTCAGCGACAGTGTGGTGGCAAATTTAAGCCGCTACAATCTGGAACACACCAACAAAATCACGAACTCTGCCGGGCGCAGGGTGTGGGGCTTCATGGGAATTGAAGCCGTAGCCCGTCCGAATATAAATGGGTTTTACGATGTTTCGCCGTGTACGTACGTACCGGAGGAATGGCGGGATTGATTTTTGGTACGTACGTACACAGTGTACGAGCGTAAATCACTCCTGTATAAAACCTTCGTGACGTACCCAAATGACAGGAAAAAGTCAGTCTTTTTTCTGTCAACAGACGGGGCAGTTTCGCAAAACAGCAGCCGTCCATGCCGGACATTGGAAAGATGAGCAGACAACTTTCCGATGCTCGGCAGAGGTTTCCGCAGAAACCGCACTCCCCTCGGAGAGCCCCTCGGGAGAGCCCACGGCACTTTGCAGCCAGTATGGATGAAAGTGTCATAGTGGGTTATTACACTTCCGCAGAAGTGCATCTCCAAAGCTACCCTGTCTGCAAATTCCAAAGAAAGGAAGAAAAAGCTATGGCAAGAAATGACGGAGTTGACCGTACCTGTGCAAGAAATATGGATGTCGCAGATAACGACATCGGAGATGCCCAGGCACACAACGAGCGTGAAAAAGAAATATACAGCAACGAAGATATTATCCCGGAAAGAAGTCATCTCAACGTACACTTCAAAGAACCGACTGGGAGCTACACTGAAATGTTTGAGCAGATGAAGGCTGACAATATCATTTCTACCAGAGGGCTGAAAGAGGATGCCATCCACTTCAATGAGATGGTCTTTGATGTGAACTCTGCGTACTTCGACAATCACGGCGGTTATGAATACGCCAGACAGTTTTATGAGGAAGCCTATAAATCTGCTGTGGAGATTGTAGGCGGCGAGCAGTATATCCTCTCGGCAGTCATGCACGCTGACGAGATCAACCGAGCAATGTCCGAAGCACTCGGTAAGGATGTGTTCCATTATCATCTTCATGTGGTCTATGTCCCTGTGGTGGAGAAACAGATTTTGTGGTCGAAACGCTGCAAGGATGAAGCTCTCAGAGGAACGGTAAAGGAAACCATTATGCAGGTCAGCCGCAGTAAAAAGTGGCTGTCTAAGCCTGCTGTGGACGAGGACGGGAAACCAATTCTGCAAGCCAATGGTAAGCCTGTCCTTAGAAAATCCTACTCTGTTTTGCAGGATGATTTTTACCAGCACATGAGGGCTGCCGGATATACCGATGTGGAGCGTGGAGAGCGTGACAGCACCGAGGAACATCTGACCGTGACCCAGTTCAAGGTGGCACAGGAAAAGCAGCGACTGGAAGCTGTGACGGCGGAGCTGACCCGGAAAGAAGCACAGCTTGATGATACCACACAGGCTGCGGAGAAGAAAAAGCAGGAGCTTAAATCCCTGCAAGCACAGACTAAGGCGGCAACCGGAATAGCGGTGACGGTTCAGGAGCTGGAGTCGATGGGTAAGAAATCTTTTACCGGGAACATTGTCCTGACACCTGATGAGTGCCGTACGCTCAAAAATTATGCTGTCAGCAGCTTTGCTGAAAAAGCGGAGAAATTAAAATACCAGCAGAAATATGAAACAGCCAAGAAAGATGCTGGTGTCTGGAAAAAACGATATGAGAAACTTCTGGAACAGGCTCAGCCGTATCTGGATGCTGTCAAGCTCGCACCTGAAAGGGTACGGGCTTTTCTTAATGCCGTTTTAATAAGAGGAAAAGAAGTACAGGACATTTCGCAGGAACGTGGACGAAAAAGAAAGGAGAGCACTATTGACAGATAAATGGAATGGTTTTGCCGATTTACTTGCAAATTTAATAGAAAAATATGCGGCGGTTCTGGATATTGATAATCTTCCGGAGCCGCCGTCTTGTTTGGAGACAGAAAATGTCTCCGAAGAATCCAATGGCATTATTGAATTAACGAAAAATCAATGATATAATAGTCGTGTAATAAGTGTCCAAACTCTATGCGAGAGCTACTGTTCTCTACGCATAGAGCTACATAGAATAAAAGTGCAATACCCCGTTGCACATTAGGAATGAGGTGTTCAGGTGAACAATTATGATGATATGAATCAAAAATCCAATATGATTATTTACACAACAGAAGACGGATTGACAAAAATTGAAACCACATTTGATGAAGATACCGTCTGGTTATCCATTGATCAGATGGCGGAGTTGTTCCAAAGAGATAAATCTACTATTTCAAGACATATAAAAAATGTATTTTCCGAAGGTGAGTTGCAGCGAGAGTCAGTTGTTGCAAATTTTGCAACAACTGCGGCAGATGGAAAAACCTATCAGGTTGACTACTATAATCTTGATGTTATCATTTCCGTTGGTTATCGTGTAAAATCCAAGCGTGGCACACAGTTCAGAATCTGGGCAACCAATATCCTCAAAGAATACATGAGAAAAGGCTTTGCTTTGGATGATGAACGATTGAAAAATCTGGGTGGCGGTGGATACTTCAAGGAACTGCTTGAAAGAATCAGAGACATCCGTGCATCAGAAAAGGTATTCTATCGTCAGGTGCTTGAAATCTATGCCACCAGCATTGACTATGACCCGAAAGCGGAAATATCTATCCGGTTCTTCAAAAAGGTTCAGAACAAAATCCATTATGCCATTCACGGACAGACAGCGGCAGAAGTAATTTATACAAGAGCGGATGCAGAAAAAGAGTTTATGGGATTGACTACCTTCGCAGGCAATCAGCCGACACTTAAAGAAGCGATTGTTGCGAAAAACTATCTGGATGAGAAAGAGCTTCGTGCTATGGGACAGCTTGTATCCGGTTATCTGGATTTTGCGGAACGTCAGGCAGAGCGTGAACAGGCAATGACGATGCAGGACTGGGCAGAGCATCTGGATCGCATCCTCACTATGAGCGGAGAACAACTTTTAATTGGAAATGGAAGCATTTCTCACAAACAGGCGGTGGATAAGGCTACGGATGAATATCGGAAATACAAAGCAAGAACGCTCAGTGATGTGGAACAGGATTATCTGAATTCGATAAAGCTGCTGGAACAGAAAACTGACGGCAAAAAATAACAAACGATGAAAGCTGAATTATGCCACAGGCTGTGGCACAAATGAGGATGGCGATATGGAAGAAAAAATAAAAGTATATATTTATACGAGAGTATCTACTGCTGTTCAGGTAGATGGTTACTCCTTGGATGCTCAGAAATCAAGAATGAAAGCCTATGCTGAGTTTAATGACTTTGAAATCGTTGGTGAATACGAAGATGCCGGTAAATCGGGAAAGTCCATCGAGGGCAGATTAGAATTTAACCGCATGATGGAGGACATCAAGTCCGGTAAAGATGGGGTATCTTATGTGCTGGTGTTCAAGTTATCCCGTTTCGGCAGAAATGCGGCAGATGTGCTTTCCACCTTACAGGTGATGCAAGATTTTGGCGTCAATCTGATTTGTGTGGAGGATGGCATTGATTCTTCCAAAGATGCCGGTAAGCTGATGATTTCCGTGCTTTCTGCGGTTGCCGAGATTGAGCGTGAGAATATCCGTGTTCAGACGATGGAAGGCAGAATCCAGAAAGCCCGTGAGGGTAAATGGAACGGTGGTTTTGCTCCCTACGGATACAAATTGGAAAAAGGTATGCTGTATATCAACGAGGAAGAAGCCGAAGCAATCCGCATTATCTTTGACCAGTATGTACATACCGATATGGGCGCTAACGGACTTGCGAAATACCTTGCCAATCATGGTATCAACAAAATTCAGCGGCAAAATGGAAAAAATCCTCTGTTTGATGCAGCCCTGATTCGCAGAATTTTGAAAAATCCCGTTTACTGTGGTAAAATTGCTTACGGCAGGAGAAGAACAGAAAAGGTACATGGAACTCGCAATGATTACCGGCTTGTGGAGCAGGAAAATTATCTGTTAGTTGACGGTCTGCATGAGGCTATTGTATCAGAAGATCTTTGGCATGAAGCCCAAGTAAAACTTCTTGCCCAGGCGAAGAAGTATGAAAAGGTAAACAACGGTAAAGACAATAAGGTACACCTGCTGACCGGATTACTTAAATGTCCTATTTGCGGAGCCGGAATGTACGGCAACAAAAGCATCAAACACAAGCCGGACGGCACAAAATACAAGGATTTCTTCTATTACGGCTGTAAGCATCGCACCATGACCCGTGGTCACAAATGTGAATACAAGAAGCAAATCAATGAGGAACTGCTTGACAGTGCCGTTGCAGAGGTTATTTTCAAGCTGGTCAGCAATCCGAAGTTTGCGGCGATGATGCAGCAAAAAATCAATATGAAGATAGATACATCTGCCATTGAGCAGGAGATTGTAGAGTTTGAAAAACAGCTCCGTCAGAGCTATGCCACAAAGTCCCGTTTGATAGATGAGATTGATACCCTTGATCCGGATGATAAGCACTACATCAAGCGCAAGGCAGACCTTGATGATCGTCTTTATAAGATGTATGATAAGATAGAGGATACGGAGAATCTGTTGATTGAAGCCAGAGCAAAGAAAATGGCAATCGAAGCAGAAAAACTCACCGCTGACAATATATACAAAGTGCTGATTTATTTTGAAAAGCTGTACGCTGTCATGGACGAGCAGGAGAAGCGACAGATTATGGAATCGCTGATTTCTGAAATCCATATCTATGAGGAACGACAGCCAAACGGTCAGTGGCTCAAATCCATCAAATTCAAGCTTCCGATTATTGAGGAAGATATGGAAATGAGTTTGGACAACGAAACACATGTTGAGACGGTTGTTCTTTTGTCCCAACTGAAATAAAAGCCGGATGATTACATTGATGTCACGATTGAACTTGATAATGTGGATATAACATCTGCAGAGACTAAGGCAACATATGATGAGATAAAGAAGTATGTGGCGGA